CTATGGGCAAGCAGGGAAAGCTAAAGGCGGTGGTCCAAGAGTTCGTGCAGGAACATCTAAGGGGGACAGTTATTGTGCAAGAAGCCTAGGAATAAAAAAAAGGCTTCCTAAAAAGAAACAAAATGATCCTAATACTCCTAATAATTTGTCTCGTAAACGATGGAAGTGTTCTGGTGCTAAGTCCAGAAGGGCATAAAGTAAAATGATAAGATGTTTACACCTTTAGTTCTTGTATGTTCTGTATACACGATGGAATGCACTACATATGGCGGTCCTGTATTTGATACTAAAACAGAATGTTATTTTGGTATGGAACAAGTAGGGATACCTTATATAAAAGAAAAGTTTCCTGACTTCGTTATTGTTGATAAAAAGTGCGTATATTGGGAGTACGATAATTCAGAGGTAGATACATAATAATGGCTAAACGTAACTATAAAAGAGAACGCCAACTTCAAAGTACCCCGATTGAATTAGCTAAAAATGCGGCGCGAAAAAAAGCGCGTCGTATTGCTACTAAGGCTGGTTTAGTTAGAAAAGGAGATGGTAAAGACGTAGATCATAAGAACGGCAATCCATTAGATAATAGAAAGAAAAATTTAAGGGTGAGAACAGCATCTAAAAATAGATCGTTCGCACGAAACAAAAAAGCAGGAAAGGCTTAACACAATGATGGGCATGAAGAAAAAAGATAAAAAAGCTATGGGTTACATGGGCGGCGGTATGGCTAAGAAGTCTATGGGTTACATGGGCGGCGGTATGGCTAAAAAAACTATGGGCTACAAAAAAGGTGGCATGGCTAAAGCTGGCGCATCTAACCCCCCAAATAGAAAAGCTAGAAGCTAAAGGATAAAGATATGGCTCTTAAAAAACCTACACCTAAGCAAGCAGGACTAAAGAAACTACCTACAGCGGTACGTAACAAAATGGGTTATATGAATAAAGGCGGTATGGTAAAGAAAAAGGGAAAGAAAAAATAGTATGGCAAAAGGCGTACAACACTATTTTAAAGATGGGAGAAAGTATAATGGGGGTACTCATAAAATGCCTGATGGTTCCGTACACTCTGGTAAAACTCATACTAAAGGTTCTAAAACCGTGGTTCACTTTAAAGATCTTACGAAGGCGGCAAAGGCCAGAGCTAGAAGTGCCTAACTATATGGCAGGGAAGAAGAAAAAATAATGTCTAGATTACTAACAGAAAATCAACAGAAGTTTCTTGAAGTATTATTTGATGAGGCTAATGGTGATGTAGTGACAGCTAAGAAACTAGCTGGGTATAGCGACAGTACAGCAACAAGATTAGTTGTCGAAGCGTTAAAGGACGAGAT